CTTGCCGATATGCCGACGCAGACGCTTGTGCTTCGGCTTGCCTTTGTTGTTGAGGATGCCCACATCCTCTCCTTCCCGCCCCCAAGTCAAGGGGCAATAGAAAAGCCATCCCGAAGTGGGATGGCTTTAAAAACTGATGCGAAAATCAACGCAAGTGCGCGTTGAGCAGCGCGACCGTCATATCTTCCGTGACGCGCAGTTTCGCGGTCGTCACGCTGTTGGCCGCGAGCTTGTCGGCTGTGACCGCAAGAGCGGTGATGTGCCGCGCCTGCACGCTGTTCGCAACCAATTTGCCGGACGTAACCGCGTCAGCCACCAGCTTGTCCGTGGTGACAGCGCCAGCCGGAGAGCCTGACTTCTGATGCGCGCCATGATTGAACACGAGGACGAGCGCGAGGAGCAGCAGGCATGCGCCGCCTGCGATGGCTAGATGCGTCATTGCCTGTCCTCCAAGTATTTTTCGGCGGCAGCGATTATCCAGCATTGCGCGTCCAATTTCTCAAGCTTCGACAGCTCGTAGCTGACGGCCTCGCTGTGGTCGGTGTCCTTGTCGCCGTAGATCAGGCTGATGATCGTGTTTTTGATGGTGTCCCGGCATAGTTCGTCCATGCGGTCGTCGATTTTCGATGTCCGCTCTCCCAGTGTCCTTGTTTTTGCGAAATGCTGGGAGAGCGGCGAATCGTAGGGCAATCGTTCCGGTTGCACGTGCGAGTACAATCCGGTCGCCAGCGCATCCAACGCGCCAGGCCAGACTTTCAGGCCGAGCGAGATGAGAGCGCACGCGCCACCCACACCCCCGAAACCGGCTAGAAAATTCTGCAACACATTACATCTCCTTAAAAATCAGTTTTGCCGTGGCATGAGGTCGCCGTATAGTGCGTCCATTTTTGGGACGAGCTTCTTGTATTCCTTCCAATCCGCTTGTGCCATGAGATTGATTGCCGAGAATTGCAGCGGATGATTCAACGGACACTTCAACTGGATGTATCGCATGTTATCCATGTGGAAATCAAGACCAAGGAATGCCGTTCCGGCCGTATTGTCATGATGCAACAGGACTCCACCAGTCTCTGTTGCGTTGGCTACGTAGCAGATACCATTCTCATACCATTGGCTATCTTTTGGCACTTGGGAAATCCAGAAGTTCAAATGGAAATCACCGGAAACCGGTTCGCACAGTCGAATCTTGGCAAGAGGATTGTCAGCGCCGCTGTTTGGCGTAATGAGTATGCCATCAGGGTCAACATGCTGCACGGTCGCCTCGCGTGTTGTGATGGTACTGTCCGGGAGCATAAGGAGTGGATTCGGAATCAGATTCGTTACCAGACTCATGCCATCACCCCCAAGAGGGTCAGGCGCGCGGCATCGTATCCCCGTCGAAATATCCGATGCTGTCGAGCAGAGTCTTGTTCGCCTGATAATCGGCCCACGTGCAGATGAGTATATTTGTCACGGTGACGGTCGGACTGCCTGACTTGACGGAATAATTCGCTGATAGCGGACTGGAATTGTCGACGTACGTCATGTAGCTGACACGTTGGCGTGCGCTGAATTCGCCCTGTGTTCCGATAATCGAGACAGTGCCGCCTGTGACGTTCATATCGAAACTGACCCAATATGTCATATATCTCACGCTCGGAACGGTCGTGAGATGCACCCAATTGTTGGCTCTCAAGGTGATGGTCGAGGTTGGGCTCGTGCATAGGTTCGTGATTATCATCGGACATCACCCGCCCGACGGACGCTCCTATGCGCGTGGCATCGTGTCGCCGGAGAAGAAGCCCGGAAGCCCCCCCCCACGGCTTTATCGTAAGTGTCGGCCAATTCCAAAATCGGATTGGCGATATTCGCGGCACTGCCGTTCGGATAGAATTCGACACGTATCCGGCCACTGCCGGTGGAGTTGAATCGCAGGAGCAAATTGTTCGCATTCTGGGAGACGGTGGCATAAGCGATAGGCTTGGTGTCGCTTGACCCGAGACTGTACACCGTGAGCGGCTTCGGATTTTTGTCGTGTTCCGTCCAGAGGAAGCAGGCGAATACGAGTGCCGCGTTTTTCGGCACGGTGAGATTGAAACCATAACCGCCATTGTTGCCATAGATGTTCAGCTGCTTGGTGTCGGCGTTATATGATGCCTTCACTTCACCGGAAATGTTTACGTCGGCGAATGGGCCGGTGAAATTCGGATTGGTGAAATAGTTAATCCTCTGCATGCGTATCCCCCTTCACGCTTTCGAGCACGTCGGCGGGAATCAATTTCATGGCCGCGTTGAGCTGACTGGTCAGGATCGCGATTTGTTTGGTGAGAGTGCCAATCTGTTGCGAGAGCTGGTCGATGACCTCGTTCGCGTCGGCTGGAATCTGAGCCAAAATAAGTCTCCTTTTAATGCGAAACCCCCACAATCCGCGTGGATTGCAGGGGTTGAAAAAAATAAGTGAAAAGCAGTGGTTAGTCTGCGGCGGTCATCGTGTCGATACGCGTCACGGCCTTAAGCTCGTCGAGCGTCAAAGTGCGTCCGAGATTCGTCTTCACGTCCGTCAAAGTGACGGACGTGCCGGAATCGTCGAACGTCGCAAGCACGCCACGCTGGTAGTCGCGCCATGATTCGGCGGTGCCGTCAGCGCTGGAAAACTCCAATCCCAATCGGCACAATTCCGCCCGCACCGACTCCTTCGGCGGACGCAAATCAAGCACGCCAGACGGCTCGGCGGGCGTCACGGCAGGCACGGTATCGGTAGTGGTCTCAGTGGTCACATCGGCCATAATCAATCTCCTTAATTCTGTTGGTTTTGTCTTGGCATGAGCGATTCATAAAAACGTTCCTCGCATTCGTCCAACATCGCCTGACTGGATTCATCCGAGAGGAAATCATCCAATCCTTCGACATCCCGCGTGCATGCCGTGTCGATGCCGCTCGACGCTTCCACGCCGGAAGCATCCGAGGTCAATGCGGCACGCATTCGCGCGTCGGTCTCATTCGACATGACAGGCAGGCTCATACCCTCACGAGTCTTGTTGCGCGCGGCGGTCAGCGGATCGTCCAACACTTCCCCATCGGCAGCGAGCATGCTCACGTCGGTAGCGGAATCCGCCAAAGCGGATTCCAACGCTTCGAACGCTCCAGTCCACACGCCCCTGCCAGTCTTCGGGTCATACCGGCTCACGTCCTCCCTGCCCTGCATGATCGCGGCTATCGCCTCACGCGTCGAAGCCAATCCGAGCAGCGCCTTCCACGAGACGAGCACATCAGGCTGGAAAACGAAACTGTCCGACCCGTTCACCGGCGGATCGCAGCGGATGATACACAATCCGTTATCATCCATTTCAAAAGTCGCAGACAAGATTTCCTCCAATCACTTGACCAAATAAGCCAGGAATTCCGCGTAAACATCCACCGGGCAAGGCTGGTCGGCGTTATACAGCTTCAATGTGAAGCCGCTCTGGCCGCCCGTGTTCATCGGGTGCGCGATGATGCCCGCCCATTGTGAATCCGCGTTCGCGACGACGTAATAGTGGCCGTATTTCGTCGGGCTGAACGTGCAATCGACTTGCATGGAAGCGCCGGTCGCAATCTTCGAGCCGGGATTCGGATACCACGCCTTCCACGCAGCCTGGGCATGGAACGTAAAACGGTTCGTGATGCCGCCAAGATAGCCGCCGAGATACACGTATCCGGTGCCGATGTTCGCGCCGACTCCGACCTCGCCGTTCGCGTCTTGCGCTTCGAGCCAGCACTCCGAACCGTTCGCGCTATCGCCGGACAGAGTGAGGAAAGCGCTGCTTTTCTTGCTCTCGTCCGGCTCGTCGTAATCCGTGTTCGCCACGGCATGCACTCTGGATGTGACGCCGCCGCTGCCGGTACCGCCTTTCTTGCGCGGCTTCGATCTGAGAGACATGAACGCGGCGGGGTCGTTCTTGCTCACGTGTCCGCTCCACAAGTCCAGTTCGCCCATCGCGCCGACCTGATTCGACTGGATGACAGAAGCGATGGCCGGATGCGAAAAGTAGGCGGTGGACCCGTTGTAAGCGGGGAATTCGATGCCATCACCGGTGAAAGTCTCAGATCCGCCGATGATGTAGGTCTGATAATCCGGACTGATGCGCACCCTGTGCCCGCTCGTGCGGGTTTGGAACGTGCCAGTCAGCAGATTCGACTTGCCTTCACCGTCGAGGTAGACGGTCTGGTTATGGTTGGAATCCCACATTTGCAATGCGGTCGAATTGAGCTTCACGCCAGTGTCCGCAGCCTCGCTGGACTGGAAGACGGCGCCGGTGAAGACGTAGCCCTTGAATTGTCCGGCTGCGACCTTGTCCGTCGTGATGCTGCCCGCTGCGATCTTCACCGCAGTGATGGAGTTCGCGGCGAGCTTGTCGGCGGTTATGGCACCGGTCACAATCTTGGACGCATTGACCGAATTAGCAGCCAATGCGTCGGCATTCACGACACCAGCCGCCAAGGCAGCAGTGGTCACGGCATTAGCCGCAATCTCCCCGGCCTGAATCTTGTGCGCGTTGAGCAGCGCGACCGTCATATCCTCGGTGACCTTGAGCTTCGCGGTCGTGACCGCGTTCGCGGCCAGCTTGTCGGCGGTGATGGCCAATGCGACGATATTCCGCGCCTGCACGCTGTCGGCTGCGAGCTTAGCGGCGGTCACCGCGTCGGCAACCAGCTTTTCAGTGGTCACGCTGTTTGCGGCGAGCTTGTCCACCGTGATGGCATTGGCCTTGACCTTCTCGGCAGTCACGGAGTCGGCGGCGAGATGCTTCGCGGCCACCGTGCCAGCAGCGAGGATGTTGTTCGCCACGAGGTCGAATGGCTCGAATCTCGTACCGTCCCACGTCAGGACTTCCACCACACGATCGGACAAGGGCACCAGCACGCTCGGAGAAGCGTTTGGCGCGCCGGTCCAGTACGTGTAGAAGTCGGCGAGCAGTGAGGGGCTTGCGTTCTTCTCGCCCTGCCAGCGAGTCCAATACTTTTGCGTGCGCCACCACATGTCACCCGGTTTCAAACCGTCATGGGACGGCTCGTCGGGGCCACGGTAGATGAGATTCTTGCCGTCCGCAGTGGTCTGTGCCTTCTGCGCCGCCGCCTGAGCCTGATTAGCCTGAGAAGCCGCATTGGCCGCAGCTGTCTGCGCCTTGTCAGCGGTGGATTGAGCGGTCTTGGCCGCATCATTCGCCTTGACAGCCGCATTCGCGGCGTCAGTAGCGGCCTTGTCGGTCACAGCCACCCAAGCACTGCCATTCCAACGCTTCGGCGTGTTCGCGCCTCCAGTCGTGTCAATCCACAAGGTCGAAGCCTTGCGCATCGACGTGGCCGGTGCCGTGCTCTGGATGAGCACGTCGGCCTTGCCATTGGCCACGCCAGCGGCGGCAGCTGCTGCGGTATTGGCCTTCTGCGCGGCATTGGCCGCATCGGTGGCGGATTGTGCCGCACTGTCGGCAGTGGCCTTGGCTTGGGTCGCCACACTTGACGCATTCGCGGCGGTGGTCTTGGCATTGGCCGCGTCCGTCTTCGCGGTGGAAGCGTCCATCTTGGCGGAAGCCGCGTCGGACTTGGCGGACTTTGCGGACTCATTGGCGGTGTTAGCCAGCGTCTCCGCGTTGCCTGCGGTCTTCTTCGCGCTTTCGGCGGCGGCGTTTG